ATTCGTTATGTTTTAATTGCCATATACAATCATCTGCGGTGTTTACAATAATAGATGATGGACACCACGACCGGAATCTTTTACAGCGATCTTCACTGTCGTCTAAAAACAGTATGTTCATATACTAACCTTGCTATTTGCTTGTTCTAATATAGGCTTGACTATTTCTTTAACATCGTTGACTGTCATACATCCAATGTCTCCTGTCTTTAATTCGATGTTATACATATGATACATTCTTTGACATTGTTTGTGTATAATTTGAGACGCCTTTTTACCAGACTCATCTCCATCCATAATTGTAATCAAAGATAGGGCACCAGATGTATCTAATAAAGTTTTTTGACCTTCGCTTAATGACGTACCAAATAACCCTACACTATTATGTATTCCAGCCTCTTCTAATCTCCATACATTTCCAGGACTTTCTACAAGAATAGCTATTGCACTTTCGGCTATATGTCCTTTAGCCTTCCAAAAATTGTACAAAGTATTTTTTCCATCAAAATTCGCACTGTGCTTCCATTTACAAAATTTCCAACGATCATCTTCGCTAGGGCACGCTATATTATAGTCGTGCCAAGTACCACATTTGTCGCATTTTTCAAAGATGCTTCGTCCAGTACAACCTACCATAAACTTGTAATCTGTGTCGTAAACAGGAACAACCACCCTATTATACATCGGTTTGTCACGGTGTACACACAACCCAATGTCATAGGAGTTTAATATATTTACACTGTAATTTCTATTGAGATAATACTCAGCCGGTATCTTTAATGATTTTCTTACCTGTGATCGCGTAATTCCTGTGTTGGGTTTTCGCCGATTGTTATTATCGCGTATGACCTGTTGTGTGAACCTCTTTTGTTCTGCAACACTTAAATCTACGTTTATTTTGTTTAGGTCTTCATTTAAGAAACTTAGTATAAAATCTATTGTTTCCCTAAATGTAACGGTTTCATCATTGGGTCCAGCCCAGTCATACCTTTGTTTAGATAGTAGACCCCGTATAAAACCTATAATAGAACTTTTGAAATGTCTTTCGCATTGCATAGTCCTACACTTCCAATTGCCTCTGTACGAATGTCCAGTATGATAAATATTTAGTGCATTAAATTTATCTCCACCATGTATAGGGCATGGGCCATAATACATTTTACTACTAAATTTAAGTTCTACGTTAAAATATGTAAGAATGTCTTCAAGCCTATCCATCACCCTTTCAGTTAGAGCGTGTAATTTATGCTGGTTATAATAATCACTCGAATGAGGTGCTTGATTCGTCATGGTCTTCTACTATGAAACCTTGTTCTTCTGTGCCTTGAGCTTGGCTTATTTCAAATTTAGTTTTACCCTCTGTAATTTTAGCACACCAACCTTTCATATGACAATTAATGTAGTCGCCGAAATCTAATCCTGCTCCGTGACGACTAACAATTGGTACTAGCTTTCTATTTCCATGCTGAACTCCATCATTTGCTATTTCTTCATCAGACTTGTCTTTGAATATTGTAAAATTAGAACATAGCCAGATAATTCTATCAGAACCACTGGCAACATCTGTGCCTTCTTTATTAATACCATCTCTGTTTAATTGCATAAATGCTAGAACTGGAATCTTATATCTTGTTGCAAAATTATGTAAAGATGTCATCATAAAACCTAACAGTTGATATTCTTTAAGGTCTTGTGACACTCCTTGAGAATCCATTAGCTTTAAATAATCGTAAATTACTAAACACTGATTAGCAGTACCGTCTGTATTTAATCCAACCTCTGTCATAAGCCATCTACGCATAATTGCTAATTGATCTTCAAATGGCTTACCAGCTATACTTTTATGGTAATATGGAACTTGACCTAACTCTTTAGCTTTGTTTTGAATTTTAATTCTTAAATCGGGCTTTTTAGCAAATTTGCCTGTTTCTATGTCGTTAATTGGTACTTCGGTCAACATAGCTAATGTTCTATTAATATGATCTTCTTTAGTCATTTCTGTGTCCATGTTTAGCACAGGAATGTTTAATGTTTTAGCTACATGATAACCAATATTACCACCCAACTGGGTTTTACCTGTCTTCGGACGCGAAGCTATAATATTGATTGTTGCCTGTCTTAGGCCGCCACCTATAGCTTGGTCATACGCAGGAAAGCCTGTAGATATACCAATTTGCTCAACTGGATTATCTATAATATGCTGAACATAAGCATCAATATTATCTCCAAGCATCTCTGGAGAACCTTCTTTGTCATTTAGCAAAGATGTAAAATTAAATACGGTATCTTCTGCTATTCCTAAAATATACGAGATGTCTTCATTACCTTTAACATCTAATAAATTGTCTTGTGCCAGGCTTAATTGTTTATGTAGTAATTTTGCTATTTCAAGCTTACGAATTTTACCGGCAAATTTTCTAACATTATCTATGTTTACGGGAAATTGAAACAGTGCTTGTAGATAATTGGCCTCTTCTTTTTTTGATAATACATAGGCAAATCCTAATGTATGTGCTGCGGAATTGATCGAAGCGATATCAATTTCTGCGTTGTTGTCGTTTTCAAGTATAGATTTTAAACACTTAAAAACGATTGAATTAATTTCGTCAGTAAATGTGCTGTCTTGTATAATATCTGCAATGTCAAAATATGCTTGATTTCCATACTGACAAATCCCAGCTAAAATTGCTCGTTCTGATGGCACATCCGACAATACTAAACTCATTCAGATTCTCTCCTTCCACCTATTTGACAATCATTGCACTTAAATCTTGTATTACCCTGACTATCTACCCTAGCTATACTAGCAGGAACGTCAAACCACAGCCCACAAACATCGCATTGTGCCTCTATTATTGTAGATGGTCTAGTTCTTGGTGTAGGTTGTGTTTTTCTAGCTACCTCTTTGTCAAATTGTATAGCCTGCAATTCTTCATCTGTAGGAGGCCCAACAAATTGTCTATACTGTTCTACAAATAGGTTTGGCCTATCTCCAACAACTACTGATTCGGTTTTAGCTGGTTTTCCATCCGGTCTACCTCCAGGTTTTGCCCTACCTCTTCTAACGCTTTTTTGTCGTTGTGAAGATTGATTTTTTGGTTTTGATCTTCCAACCTGTTTTGATTTTGCTTGAGTTCGCCCTTGTTTTGGGGGATTGTTGTTTTGATGTTCTTCTTGCTTTTTCTGTTTTCTACTACGTCTTTTTTTGATGCTTTTGTCAGATGAAGACTGTTCGCTCTCTAGTAATATTCGTTTAAGTTCCTCTGTTTGTTCTGGAGGTAAATACTTCAACATTTCATGAAGATCGACTTGACCCATAACTTTTACTCCTATGATTGGCTAACATTACGTCAGAAAGGTTTTTTACTGATGCAGCAAGAAAGGCCAGTCGTTTAACCCTTTGTTCTGCATAATTTAAGATTTTCCCTAAAGATTCCGCGTATGAGTTGGTTTGTTTAATAAGTTCGACTTTCATATCATGTTTAGTAAACTTATCAAATTGACCGCTCTCCTTTGCTATAATTTTATCAAGATTTGCCTTTGCCCATGCCATACGAGCTTCTTCTCTATTAAGACATCTTTGCAAGTGGAACGACAACTGGGCTAATCTATACGCAATTTGAGAACAGTCTTCGGAAGTTAGTTTTTCTATGACATTTCTGGACATATTAAAATATTCTGCCGACTCTTTATCTTCTATTGGATTAGTAAATTCTGGAAGTCCACAGCTATTTTCATACGCATCAAGAGCAGCCTCCACGGTTTGCATTTGTTGTTTCGTTAAGTCTAAGTTTGTTTCTCCAGACATCTTGATCCTCGTTGTATGATAATATTATAACTCTGATATTGTTGATTTGACACCACTCTAATTTTTCATTATCTCGCTTTTTATGTTTTGCAAATCCATATCTATCCACATGAAAATGGGGAACAAATTCAAAGTGTTGTTTGCCGTGTACTTCAACTGCTAAGTGATGTAATGGTATATAAAAGTCTAAGAATAAAACCTCTCGTGGTCTTATATAAATAGAAACTTCCTCAAGAACTGTTGTTGTAGGAAACACCTCTTTGATTATTGACCGGGTATTAATATGATATTGAGACCTATCTCTAGTGTCTTTAGTAATAATGTCTCCCTTTAATTGCCAATTTGAGATATTGCCCAGTAAATCTGTTACTTTCATATTTTAAGCATTTCTCTAATTTGACTATAAAGTTTTTGTGTTTCGTCTGGGTGTTCTCTTAGATAGACAATACTATTTTCCGCACCTTGTAACTTTTCTCCACTTGGCATGGTAAACCAGGCACCGCCCTTTTTAACTAACCCAAGGTCTATAGCTATATTAAATAATTCTGCTTCTATGTCAATACCGTGTCCATATCTCAGTTTAGACGTAAATTTACCACCTGGGCCAGCATTTAATGCCGACGAGTCACACACCCAATGCACATCCTGACCGACCCTATTTTCACCAACAGTCCAATCTCCAAAATGAGTAGCTTTAAGCTTAACGTCTACTTGATATTGTAATTTTCTACCAGACGCCTCCATCCATTTTGCTACTCCGCCACCTTGATTAGCAATTACATGTGTTATACCCATCACTATAGATTTGTTAATAGGTATGACATTAGAAATACGACGACAAAATTTAGCCAATAGAACAGGTGCGTCTGCTCGATAGCGATCTCCAATGTTAGACTTGAGTTCTCCCTCTGTACATAATGCAGAAAAAGAGTCCAGTATAAATATGTCTCCGGGGCGTTCGTTAATAAGCCTTTCGGCCATATCAATATAGTTTTCACCAGTAAGAATTTTACCGGGCTTTGATGAAATAACTGATATTCTTGAAGGGTCTAAGTGTTTAATTCCTCTTATATCACGGCTTTTTAGTCTCCCTTCAATGTTGAATATATATGTATGTCTGCCATCTTCTCTACCAATGTCACAAGCATATTCTGGTTTTTGTGCCATCCCTGCAAAATGTAAACACAGAGATGAATTATGAGTTACAAGAAAATCGTCTGTAAGGTAAAGACCATCCTGTGCAGACACGGTAATACATTGTGTTGGAATTTTATCTGGTAATTTGTCAATATTTACGATACGTCTGCGTAATGGAAACTTAGCAAATTTACTACACTTTTCTCTTTTCTTATACGACCTAAAATACATAACATTATCGTCACACGACATTGTTAACCTAAAGGACTTAAAAACTTTATTATCATGTGTAACCATTTGTGTATTGATTGTGCAAACACTACCAAGCGATTGTGCCAATGTTTTAACATCTTGAATTAATTTAAGATATGTAGATACATATGTACAATCTCCACAAACTCCAACATTACCATTTGCATCCATTAGTCCTTGTAGTAAAGCCCATCTGTTTTCCACTGTGTTGTATAAATATTTTTCAGGAATATGATCTTGGTGATTATACCTCTTGCCTAATAGTTGTCCCATCGTATATGGGCCTATTATTACTTTTTGTTCTTGAAAATCAACAGGCTTGGTTATTGGTACGTACCATTTATAGTAATATCTATTAGGAGTAGATAGTTGGCTGTCAATAATTTTGCGAGTAGATAATGTTCTCCAGTCATCAAAATCAGCTTTAACTCTCCATAGATGTTCTGCACAACATATTGTAGAAGATTCGTCTGAAAATACCACTTTATATGCATCTGTTAGCCCCTGTGGAAATATATTAGTGACTTTAGTGTACCCTCCGTTTGGGTGACATAATATATCTCCAACCTCTATCTCGCCCATAGTTTTTGGTCCATCTTTAGTATAAATAATACTATCGAGAGATTGTGCTTTACCAGCTTTTGGAGGACCTGTCACAACAACAAAACTACCTTCTGGTATGCCCCCTCCTAAAATCATATCTAAACCTGGACTTACAGGAATAGTTTTATACTGAGTGTCTAAAATCGAATGCCCATCGGTAAGAGTATTCCCAAAACTATCATTTAGAATGTCTTCTATTGATGTTGACGCTGTTTTTTTGCTCATAGATTTTTCAACTTGTCTATTAAGTTATCTGTTTTTTGAGATTGTCTTGGTTTACTATCCACAGTATTTCTATTGATGGTGTCCTCTATGGTTTTCTTTTCATGGGGTGCATCAATTTTAATTTGTTCTTCTTGAACTAGCCTGATAAACCTATCTGTAAATATAGAATAGCAATTTTGAAAAGATTTGTGTTTAAGAGCAGCTATAATAGCTCTTTCGTTATATTTTTTTAACAGCTTGTGTACCTGTCTCAGGTTTTTAACGAAAAAGGCACGCCATGTTGGTAAATTCCAAAACTTAACAGGAAGTTCTGTTTTATCAAAATGTGCTTTTTTTTCACAAATTAATTCTATAATATATTGTGCTGCTGTTACATAGTTAGAGGGAGAATACCTAGACGGATACTTAGATTTGTCTGTAGGTTTATTAGCCATCTATAATTTCACCTTTTTGTATATCAAACAGATTTTTTCTAGCAGTACGAGATACACTATTTGGCATCGTAGTCCTAAAATCATCACCCCGTTCTGACGCGGCTTTTGTCATAACGGAAACACTTTTGGTCTTCTTGGCCCCCGTTTCACGAATCATTAAGTCTTTTGCGTTTATTTCTCTAATAGCCCACGCAAACAACTCCTCTTCATCTTGCGGTTGTTGTTCGGTCTTTGCTAATGCCCTATTCACTAATTCTATACTTGTGCCTTGAGCTAAACCGGGGATATCATTAATTCTCTCATAAACCTTCTGTTTAATAGCATCTAAGGACAATTGATTTTGCTTACCCTTTTTAAGAGACTGCAATTCTTCCTGTTGACGATTTATTTCGTCCTGCATTTGCTTTAGCTTTTTGGTATGAACCTTGGCAATAGTACCGTGAATAGAATCTAATTCCCCTAAATACTTTTCTACAGTTTGTAAAGAACGCCCTAATTCTTGTGCGATCTCTTCTTCTGCAACATTATTTGCAACCATACCTTGAATAGCATACTTTTCTGTATTGCTTAATCTACCTTTAGCCATTATATTAACTCCCGTTGTGCTGTGGTTAACCACGCCTGATTTCGCGTAGTGAGAAATTTTAGATAATTAATGAATGTATTTTTGTTTACTTCGGACCATTTCCAATTATCTCCACGAACATGAATGTCTTTACTATGTTTATGCTCTGTGTATCTATCTACTGGATTAAAGAGTCTTCCGTCTGTATATCTTTTAACAAAATATTTAGTCATGCGTGTCGATGCTACACTTTTAGCATATGCATGTTCTAAATCCTCCGCTAAAATTAACTCACCATCTTCTTTCTTGTCCGATAAAACTGGATAGCCATCATTAGCGATTTCTCCATTTTCGTTAACCCGCCCATCGTTTTTCCCTAATAAAGTAAAAACTAATACGCCCTCTACATTATTTTCACCATCGTCAACTCTGGTATGAGGACGAAAGATAGCATTTTCTAAATCTTCATCTCTAATTCTATGCGGATTTTTCTTGTGTTGGCTCAAGATATACCTCCTTTTCCAATTCCATTAGATTCGTATTTCTTCTCTTTGGTTTCCATTATCTCTACCTTGAAAGATTTTATCTTCCGTTGTTAGCAAGCGTCTTGAGA